CAGTAACATCTGCTGTTGTAAATCCACCAGCGGGAGGACCTACTGGTCTGAGTTCAATAGCTGTCACCATTCCGTATGCCACATTTGTTGTGCAACCTTGGCAAAATAATACAGGTATTGGTGGACCGATTTTGGGAGCGGTGTCTGTTTTTAGTGTAGGTTCAACGAGCGGTAACACTACAACGAATGCTAATGAAACAGTGACCTTTCGAGCACCGTACACTTTTACTTACACTAAAACTTGGGGTTTCACAACGGGCACCCCTCCGCAGTATCGAGCCACTTTTCAAAGATGGAGTTCTTCCCCTCCAGGGACAGTAGATGTAAATAACCCTAACGGGGCTTCAACCGGTCCGTATAACCTAAGCTCTTCCGGCAGAACATACACAATCCGCCCTTCTTACACACAAGTTCAAATAAACTAATGAGCGACATTATTATATTCGATCAACTCTCCGATATTAAAAAATTAACGACCGATGAAGCTTTTATCCATCTTGAAAAACGCTTTCAGAAAGAAAGAAGTAGATACCTCGCAAAACTCCTCGACAAAGACACCAGTGCCGACGAAACACTTGCACTCAAAGCGGTCGTCAACGCGCTTGAGGCGCTCTCGCCACTCTCGCTCGCAGAGAAAACGCTGAAGATTGAAGCCAAAAACCGTAAGGTGTCGCACCCGGAACTTTTCAAAATCAGAAGGCATCCAACCGATTGAAACTCTTTTTAACAACCTACAATATAACTAGATAACCTTAACCACTTTAAACTATGGCAAAAAACGTACTATTAGAATGGACTAACCCTGCATCTGTTGCGGACATCGACACGATTGAGATCTTTCGCGCGAGCGGAGACGAGACAGCACAACCTGACATGAAGGCTTTCAGAACAGCCGCGGGCAGTGCAATTGCTTCTGAAGCAGTCGGATCAGCTGGTGCTACTCAGACTTACACTGACTCAGGAGTTGCTGCTGGAACATACACTTACGGTGCTTTCTCTAAGAATGCTGGAGGTTTCGGCCCCGGAGATCTGATTGATACAGCTCTAGTTGTAACTTAATTCACCGGCCAGATTTCGGCCTTTTAGATGAGTGAGTCGGTATCAACGGGTGGCGGTGCGATATCAATTATAAGCACTTCGAGGCCTACGGATAGTGGGTCAACCGTAGTTAGTGACGGTGATTCTGTAGGTAAATCCGTAGATCTCTTTGTATTAAAAACTGAGTATGAAGCCGGACTCGCAGAGATTAGAGATCTAGTCGCTGCGGGTTTAGTCGTTAAAACAGCGGAGGACTGGGAGTTAGAAAATCCGTCCCTGCAACAAGGCACAATGGGTTACGATCTTACCAATAAAAGATTAAAAATAGGCGACGGTTTTAACAGCTGGAACGACTTACAATTTATAGAAGAACCCGGACTTGACGAAATTCGTCTAGAGTACGGGAACTACGAATCATTCAAAACTCAACTAGAAAACTCAATTACATAAACTCCCATGTCAAACCCAACAGATATTCTAGGTAAAGTCGGTCAAAAGGTCGGCTCAGAAATTAAGAACATTACAGACAATTACGCTACTAAGGTCAGCCTTGGTAATGTAGTTAGCACAATCGACTTTAGCCCCTATGCTACAGTCGTAAGCCTCGGCAGTGTAAAGAGTGGACTAGAGGGTGATATATCCTCAGCAGAAAGCCGCTTACAAACTAGCTTAGGTAAATATGCAGATGGGACTAATATTTTCTCCAGCCTAAAAGCTACCCGAGCTGAAGTTGATGAGCTTTTAGTCAAAGGCGATACCACTATTGTTAGCACCCAAAAAGTTGAGATATCTGATAATGTAATTGAAGTTAACTTAAAGGGTGATGGTGATGTGACAGCTGACACTGGGGGTGTTGCAGTAAACAGAGGTTTAGTAGCAGAAGCTATAAACCTTAACACCGATCACATGTCCTCTTTCGGTAATTACACAAAAACTGCTGATAATATAGACAGTTTTGAGGCGGAGTTTAAATTAAGCTCCGATCTGGGTAAGCCGTATTCTTGGTTACAGGCTCATAATAATGTATTTATAAATTACCCAGGTACTGGTAAAACACCTAAAATTAAGTTTGAGAATCCCTCTAATCTGCAGGGACTTGCGCTAGCTAGCGGAACAGGCACGTTTGAGCTTTCTGATGCTGACATTACCCAAGCACCTTCAGGTACAAACTACTATCGCGGGTTCTTGGATCCGGGCACAAGAGTCGTCGACAAAGGCGATACCATACCTTTAGATAAAAGGTATGTTCCTAAATATTTAAGAACAAAATCAGGGCCATACATTCATGTAGTATGGGAGCATAATGTTGAGGATCTGGGGAATGGTGAGCAGGATGTCTGGAGGAGGTTAGATGATACTGCGAATGCTTCCGGCAGTCACTACAGGCAGCTGACCCCCAGCGACACAACGAGTAGTTTTGAACTTAAAATTGTTGACAAAAACGGAATCGAAACCAAAACATTTGGTACTTATCTTACAGAGATGGAGGTTGTTCCAAGCAGTGAGATTGAATACATCGAAACTTTTGCAAGCGGAACTCCTACAACTCTAACAAGCGGAGGAGCAGAATTACCTCCCACAGTGGTGTACGGCGGCAATGCAACTTCAAATAGCGGCATCACAAAATGGTTGGCTCATGGCTTGACGCGTAATTTTGGCCTTTATGGAGGTGTGGCAGGAACTGTTGAATATCAAAATTCGCCCTCGAGCCACTATAAGTACAGATCACCAGTGCTCAGTCATGGCACCACAACATATAAGTTAGAAATTGAAATTATAAGCGGCGCTGCAGTCAAGATGCATACCCTTGATGGTGCGGGACACAAAATCGCTAACTCGAGTGTTACCATAGGTTCTATAAATAAAGATACTAGTGGAACGAGTCAAATTTTCCCCGCTGCTGACTGGACTGCTGACTTTGTCTTTCACGCCACCGGAAGTTCAGTAATTTCCATTAATAATGTAGGGTTTTCGGGAGTCAAACCTACAGGTGTTTTACCCGCTGAAGATACTAAGGAAAATCTTACTTCCGGGTCCGCAGGTAATCAGTTGATGTGGGCTATCTCCATTTCTGGTGACTCTTCCGGAGGAGTTTTAGATGCTATATTTGTAGGTTTCGGTGATAAATCAGGATCTGGGGAAAGTGCAACGTTAATAAACAACCCTTCTGCAACCAAGGGCTCTAAAGTAAGCGATATTATGAATTGGAGTATGGCCGGAGTTGCCGGTGATGCCGATTTACTCTGGGATGAGCCTAAGGGCGCATGGGTTTTACGTAAAGATGCAGCAGCAGCTAAACTATATTATGCTAATAAGTTTGATAATGAATCAGATCTTCCTAGCGCCACTGATTATCATGGTATGTTTGCTCATGTTCACGGGACGGGCAGAGGATACTTCTCTCACAACGGAGCTTGGCAGGAGCTTTTAGATTTATCAGCAAACCAAACAATAACAGGTAACCTAGATGTTGGTGCTGGAAGTGCGATCAAGGTTGCAGATTCCAGCGGTATTAAAATCAATAATGTAGATATTGGTAACTACTCCAGCTTTGAAAGCGCATTAAATACCGCCAAGACATAATAGGCTACCTCCCGTATGTCTGACATCTTTTCACAGATCGGTACGAAGGTAGGGACTGAGTTAAAGTCCCTATCTGATCGTATCGATGGTATTGGAGAAGACAGCTCAGCCGATAACTACTCGGAGCCTACATTCACAGACGGTTTACTTACCGCGCTGACGACATGGACAGATAGCGGGAAGGGAACAAAAGTGGGAAGCAAGACATTTACATACACAAGCGGTAATCTAACAAGCGTAGTAGAAAAGGACGGCTCAGATGCTACTACACTTACCAAGACCTTAACCTACGATGGAGATGGTAATGTCTCATCAATTACAAAGGATTACGCATAATGAGTTTTTCAGAGTCAAGTGGCATAATTACACAAAGTGGTATAGACACTGACCTCAGTGGTTTAAATAATATTACAGGGGTGACTAGGTCTGTTGAGGAAGACATGATTATATATGATGTCGCTAGTACTCACAGGTTACAAATTCAAGGTGCGTTACATCACGATCCGGAAAAGGAAGTTTTAATAGTCAGGCATGATTGGGTTAGTGGTAACACTCCTGCAATACGTATAAATTTTGGCACTAATGCGTGGAAAAATGTAACCGCTATAACCAGGGACTCAGATAATAGATTCGTGCTTACTGTAACCTCACATGGTTATGTAGTAGGGGAGGCAGTAGAGTTTCAAGTAACTGAACCTGGGGCTGCTCATTTACATCAAGTCGTGTACCCAGTACTTGCAGTCACTACTAATACATTCACACTAGGCATGACTGAATATTCAGACTACCTGCCGACATTATCTGGCGCTACAAACAGAGTCACGCGCAGGGCTGTATATAACTATGGTAAGGAAAAGACAGCTTTTGGAAATACTAGACTATCTGTAGGAACAGGTTTGTTAATTGTAGGTAACAAGGAAAACAACTTTCAAGAACGAGGTTCGGGCTTAAAAGTTGAAAATGACGGATTATTTCGTGGCAGAGGTGGTACGATTTATTCAAGTAGACCAACCGCACTCAATGGATATTTGGACATTGATGGTACTGAATTAGTTTCTCCTACATTACTAGATTGCCGTTCAATGTCGGGAGGATCGGTTAAAAACTTTAAGTTGGTCAATAACCAATTTGCAGGAGCACAGGCCAGTAAACTTTTAAATAGAGGATTCACTCTTAGCGAAGGCGTGTTAATGGAAACCTTATCTCAAAGTTACTACGAAGTGGTTTTACGAGATTTAGATACATCAAATAATACGGCATACTCTGACATAGGTCATTCATCTAACAATTCTTACCCGCATCGGGATTGGGTTATAATCAATTCAAAAGCTGGTTCAAGTGTTCGTGGGATGTACCGATCATCCACAGGCCCTAGAGGTGATACACAAAAAGGTGTAACTGTTGTTAAGAAGGAAGTATCTTTTAATTTAAAAGATTCTAGTGGTAGTGCGATACAGGGTGTCGAGATGTATATGTCAGATACTCCGGATTCAAATTACTCTAAGAATGCCACCTTCCCTGCCCCAACAGATACTTCTAGGCAATACACTAGCGAACTAGGAACAAACACACTTGGGGTATTAAATGCTGATGGAACTGCAACATATGACTACACCAATGCAATAGAGTACACAGGAACTAGCGATGCAAGTGGCTTGATTGATACTCAACAGGTCACTATTGGGGTTCAGATTTTAGAGTATTTATCTGTTGATCCTAGTGCGTCTAGCCAAGGTGGTAATGGTGGCCCTTACGACATAACCCTTAATGGTAATAACTGGGTTGACTCTAGTGGCGAAAGACCAACCACGGCAGCATGGGATACCACAGAATTTGGTGGCTTTTATAAAGTAGATCGCAGAGGAAACGGAAACACTGATGCTGATGAATTTACATTTAAGTTCTGTTCATACGGACACTCATTGTCTTCCACAACTCAATCCCTTAAAGGATTAGGTGAACTTGCTGTTAATTGGGTGTTATTTGATGACCAACTCATTACTGAGACGAAAGCAACAGCAGATGCTTACCAAGAAATAGACACACCGCAAAAATTCTACAATAGAGCGAAATCATACTTAGTGGATAATTACGCTGGGGAAACCGAAACTATTGTTTCTCGAGAGGGTAACTCCATTGATGCGGGCTCTTACGATGTGGTGATTGACGGAAATGTAACGGATGCTGCTTCTGCATTCGCGATTAGTGGTAACACATTAACCATTAAGGCAACTAGGTTTGTGGGGAATATTGCTACTTCAGGAACAACTACACTATCTAATGACGCAGAAGTCATTGGTACATTTGGATCAAACACGGTTCTTCCCTGGGAAGTGAAAAATATAGAGGGCACATCCCGCGTACAGATCTATAATGTAACTAAAAATGCAGAAGTTGTTAATATTAAGTACACATCAAGCGATCCATTTATTGACGCCTCCGGAATATACACTTCCGGCGATATTGGAGTAGGAGATACAGTAAGGCTTCGCGTAACATGCGTTGTGGGTGCGGAGGCTTTATTACCAGTTGAGCAGACTGGGGTTGCTACAACAACAGGAATAACCTTTCAGGTAGATCAAGAAGCGGATGCTATATACAATGCAAATGGTGTAAATGCTAGCCAGATTAGTACATTCACTGCGGACTATACAAATTCACCCATGGGAATCGACCTATCTGAGACAGATGAGGTTGCTACCGTGCAGGAACTCTATGCATTCCTCGTATATGCACAGACCACAGCAGATGGTGTGGATAAATGGTTTAACGCAGTTCGCGCGATTGACGGCAGTAATTACCAAATAGACCAAACCATTGCGGATATTAAATTCCAAAATGTAGGCACTAAAGCAGTAAATATTATAGGAGGTAGAATATTCAGAAAGGATGGTTCCCCAGTATTACATGCAGAAAACGGTAACTACCCGATTACCTTGGATACTGGGTCGCTTGTCACAAATATACTACCGCAAATAGAGTCTGCACTGGATTCAAATACAAAGCTTTCTTCCGTTAACAATAACACAAAATTAATTCCCTCATTGTTATGACCGACGAAGAAATAGGAGAAGCAAAGCAGGTTAAGACCAATTTAGGTTTTGTAGCCAAAGTTTTTGGCACTGCCATATTCTTGGTTTACTCGGGCGCTATGATCTACGCAAGATTGAACACTTTAGAGATGGAAATTCTACGGTTGCAGCATGATGTGGAAATGAACGCGGAGTTCAGAATTAAGTGGCCGAGGGGCGAGCTCGGATCATTACCTGACGATGCTGAGCAGAACATGAGACTTACTTTTATTGAGAAGCAAATGCAAAAGCATGAACAGCAGCTTGATAAAATAAGATACCAGGAAAACCCAAAGCCCTAATGGAAATATCATCATATATGTTTGCCGGTATCGGCGTGGCCCTTTCGGTTTTAGCTTTTTTCCTGAAGAAAAATAAGGTGGAGATTGATTTAATGAAAGAGCATGTCCGCGAGCTACAGATTTCAGATGCTCGTAAATCTGAGAGAATCGCAATCCTTAATAAGGTAGTCGAAGACCGCAGAAGAGATATTCAAAAACTGTTTGAGAAAAGCCGCTAATGTTTGAACTACTAACTCTATTCCTGACGGGTGGCGGATCTGCCGCAATGGGTAGCATACTTAAAGGTGTATTTGGTATGCTTACGGATGCTCGGCAACAAAAGTATGAAATTGAAATGGCAAGAGAAGCTCGAAATAACGAGTTCGCTATTAAACTCCAGGAAAGTCTTAATAGTGGTGATGGGGGCGCTTTCACTAGGGCTACACGCAGGATGCTCGCGCTCATTGGTATGGGCTCCATCGCCTTCGTCACATGCATCACAGCGATTTATCCGTCAGTCCCAATACTCAGTTCAACAAACATTACAGGGGAAGGACGAACAGAAATTCTTTTCGGGCTCCTCAGTTTTCCAGCAGAGCAAACCAATCTGGTCATTACCACGGGACACCTCTGCCTTTTCCAAACATCCGTCGTGTTGCCGATGATTGTCGGATTTTATTTCACACCTGGAGGAAGACGATGAATGACCCAACACCGACTATAGGATTCTTAGGTACAACTCTTTCTTTCACCCTTGGCCAATGGAATGATCTCTTCGGAGCCTTGGCTGGAGCACTGACCTGCATCTATTTACTTTGGAAATTAGCTAAAATCAAAAAAGATGAAAAAAAATAAATCATTCAAACCGTGTCCTGGTTGTACAAACAAAGACTGCCTAAAGGAGGGTAAATGTCTCTCCCCTAAAGGTAAGCCTGGAATGTACGGCTACGACAAAGCAAAAAAATAATTTCCAACCGGTTACTTTTTTGTAGTGCGAAGTATATCTTCGCATTATGGATACAGAAACTGCGGAGGTTGAATCCCCGCAAACCGAATCAGAGTTTAGCATTGAGAATGCGTCCACGGACGATCTTCGCAATGCTTTGGGTATAACGCCGACTACCGAAGTCAATCAAGAGGTTACGACCGAAGAAGCTCAGCCTGAGGGACAAACCCCAGAGCCAGAGGCCGAAGTCCAAGAGCCGCAGGCTGAAGGCCAAGAGCCAGAGGAAACTGAGACTGAAGAGGAAAAGCTCGCAAAGCGTAGGATTCGTCCCCGCAATGAGTTAGACCAACAAGTCATTGATCTTTATAGATCTGAAGGATTCCAAGGATCATTCGCCGATGCTTCAAGAATTATCTACGGTCAGGAAGCTCCACAACCCGCTCAACAAAATTTACAACCTAATCAGGATCAAGTCGAGGCGTCCGAGCCCGATCCCATCCAAGGTATAGATAAACAAGCTGACGATATCCGAGCAAGCATCCTAGAGCTTGAAGGTAAAGTCGAGAAAGCCGCAGAAGAACTTGAGACTACTCAAGCGCTGAAATTACAGCGTGAGATTATGAAGCAAGAACTTGAGCTGCAAAACTTGACTCTCCGTAAAGAGCAAATGCAACGCGAGCAGGAACAGAATGTTTATCAAGCCCATCGCAGCAAAGCGATGGAAAGCCGTGATCGAGTTTACGAGCGTTATCCCGATCTGCAGGATAAACAATCTGTTTATCGCAAGCAGTTCGATGATTATGTCTCACAGGCTCAGAACGACCCCGATTACGCCGCAGTTTTTGACTCACCTCGTTGGCCGGAATTATTAGCCAATGAGTTCGCAGCCGCAAATACTCCTCAGCAGCAGGCTCAAGCA